GATGGTAATAATACTAACCATTCATATCCAAGAGCAACTGACCCTGCTGCTGATAAATGGTTACTTGTAACTAAGGTTGATGACGATAATATTAAGGTTAACGTTTATCCTTCACAGGTTGGTCAGCAATATCCTCACACATTTGTAAGTGCATCAACAGGTGCATTAATTAAACAGGGTGGCACGGTAACAGTTAATATTGGAGCATCACCTGCAGGTCAACAATATACTCACACATTTGTAAGTGCTGCACATAATTCTATCACTGCTGCAGGATCTATAGATTGTGTCCATGACGTTGCTGATATTCTTAGATGGCATACATTCAACCTAGAGTATGGTGGCGATAACATGGTTGCACTTGGTGCAGGATACTATGTTGAGAATGGAGTTATTCAACACATCTCAGGTGTTGTAACTGAAGTAACTTGGATTACAAATACTGCTAGAGATATTGCTAAGCAAATCTATCAAGGCACTACACCAAATAGACACATTGAAAACGGTGCCGAGTATACTCCTATTACTGATATTCAAGATAAGTGGGTAAATGATACAGGTTACCTAGCAGCGATTAGTGATAGCGATGTAGACAATGAAGTTAATAGACTTATTAGTATTGTTACTGATACCATTACCGACCCTGATGGAAATGACACAAGTGGATCAAATGGCACTAGTGCATATCCTAATAGCGTAAGTAATTCTTCATTCACTCCAAATCTACCTAATATCTGGCCATGTAAATACGGTGGAGATATTCCACTTAGAGATGTATCTATCACTTATGATAATACTGCTGGAAATGATCCAAACGCAAACACTACTGGTGGACCATCAACATGGAATCAAACATGTCCTGATCAGAGATCTGCAATCAATACATTGATGGCAATTCTTGAAGGTGGTATTGATGCTGCAGTTGCAGGAAATGGTCTTACTTACTATGGATCAACTGTTACCGAAACTGCTCCTACATCACCTACTGTTAATGAATATAACATGGGTAAATGTTATGACGTTAGATTAGGTATTGAGAGTAAGTATAAGGTAATGTATGAAACCTTATCAGGTGGATCAACAAGTAATAAGATGGCAGCGAAGATGATTCTCTTCAACAGACCTGCTATCAGACAAAGAGCATTTGATCAAACTTCAACATTCTATCCAACATATACAGGCACTATAGAATTTGGAGATCAGATAATTGATTCTGTAATTTATGACCTTGTTACAGGTGGTAATGGTCAAGCGTTTGATTCTATATCAAACTGGTTTGATGGTGACGGAAATATGATTGTATACACTGATGTTGTTAGGACACATTTGATTTATCATATGACTCGTATTAGAGAATATATTAAGTCAATAATATACAATCCAGGTGAAGCAGGTTGGATTCCATATATCACAAGTCCTGGTTTATACATTCCACCTCTTCGCACAGAGTGGAATCAAGAATCAACAGAATTTAATATGGATTCAAGTGTTAACGTATTTGAATTTGCTCTTGAGCAATCTAAATTCTCTACTGAAGCGAAGACTACATGGATTGCAAATACTGACGTCCACAACAGACATAACGCATATAACGAAGGATTTGATTGGAATACAGATCCAGCTCTTGTATCTCTTACACCTACAGTCCGTGCAGGATATGATAGGAAGGAATTTAGAATCAGAATCTATCGTGCTAACTTCTTTAGACGTGGTGATGTTGTCCAATACATCCCTGCATCTGGTAGCACAATAGGTGGTGCAGATCAAGCAATGTATTACATCTTGAATGCTGAAGCAACATTCTTTGAGATAGGTGCTGTAGCAACTCACGATGGTAGATTTAGAGCACTAAGATTTGATGACACTGTAAGCACATCCCACATCTTCCAAGTCCTTGTAAGATCTGGTATTAGTAGAGCAACTACAGTTTACGGTGATCCTAATGTAGAGACTCCATACTCAGGTGGATTTGTTGATGCTGATGTCCTTTACGGCACACAGTCTGATGTGTTTGCTGAGATTGGATCACAGTCCTTCAACCAAGCATCTATTAGAGAAACATTCAAGTATGTCATACTTGGCAATCCATCAGATCCTGGTGTTTCTAAATTCACTAACGGTGAAAATGTATTTAAGTCAGGTGATGCAACTGCTGTAGGTAAAATAATACAGCAAAACTACAACACTGGCAATACACAAATTATTCTAAGAGTTGTTGATAAGACAGGACCTAACTGGGCAGTCGGAGATACTCTTGTTGGATTGGATAGCTCAACAACTGCAGATATTACAGGACTCACTGATCGTCTACTTCTTAACGTTAATCTTGGATCATATGCTGTTGGAGATAAGATCTTCAAGAAAGCAGATAACACTGAAGCAGATATCGTATTCTATGACAATAAATCAGGTGCAATCATTGGTAACGATGGTGGTCGTGTTGTTATGGATGTTGAGACTATTCAATCTGGATGGGCAACTAATGATATCATCTACGGAAGTCTTACTGACTACATCTTAGATGTTAAAGGTATCTACCAACCAGGTGGTGTTGCAGAAGTAAATGATATTATTCACGGCACAGAGGTTGTAGAATTAGATCTTGGATCTACATTTATTGAGGCAGGTCTTGCTGCTACATTTGAAGTTGGTGATGAAGTTAACATGCTTATCGGTACTGTTATTAGAAATCCTGGTTTAACAGGATATGTAACCAAGTATCAACCTGCAGATAATACTGTAACTCCTCCATTAGCACATAAGATATGGATTGGTAATGTCCAACCTGTAGGCACAGGTGCTCCTGTATCTGACTTTACAAACTCAGGTATATTCATTGGTAAGTATGATATCTCAACAAACTTCCCTGTTATCTACGCTAACATAACTGCAGTAAGTAACCCACAATATACATCATACGCTAAGATATCTAAGATTGAGCAGTCAGGTATTACTGCAAGAATTTGGGTTGAGCAAGCAGTTGGTGACTTCTATGACAACATGACCATTAAAGGTGATGATGGATGGGGTGCTGCTATATCTGATGCAAGGACATTGGTTGGACGTGTTGATCGTTACTTCAGAGGATTTGACGGTGTGCAACAAAACTTCTCACTATCCGTTGAGAATGGACAAGCATACTTCCCAGACCCTGCAGGTCACATGCTCATCTTTGTTAATGGTATTCTACAACCACCAGGTGCTGTTAATGCTTACACTGCATTCTCTGATCAGATTCAGTTTACAGAGCCACCTGAGATCGGATCTGAGTTTATCGGATACTATGTTGGTAAACTAAGACAACTTGATGACATTGGATTTGAGTTTGATTCACTAAGATCTTCATTCAACTTGAAGTTAGATGGAATCTTCTACTCATTGACATTGACTGAAGGTGTTTCATCTGCAACGATATTACCAGAAAACAACATACTCGTATCACTAAACGGTATCGTACAGGAGCCAGGCGTATCTTACGAGATCGTTGGATCTAGAATAATCTTTGCTGAAGTCCCAAGAGCAGGAGCAACATTTGTTGGATTCTCTTACATTGGATCTGATGCTGACGTTATATCTGCAACTGTTGTCCCACCGATTGAAGCGGGTGACGAATTAGACATTGAAGGTGAAGAATTCCCAAGAGAAGTTGCTCTAATCGAATCTTCCAACTCCTTGATTACATTTGAATATACAGGATCAGTTAAGGGTAGAAACGCAGAGGCACTTGCAAATATCACTAGTGGTCAAGTTATCGCTGCTACTATAACCAATCCTGGCGATGGTTACACTTCCAAACCTAACGTTGAAGTTATTTCTTCTACTGGTTTTGATGCAAGATTGGTGCCTATGATGGGTATCCAAAGAATTGATGTCAGGACTGCTGGTGTTGGTTATGCATTAGCTGTAGTTGCTGCTGAAACAACTGTTGAAGATAATTTTGTTACACCTACAGGAGCACCTGTAAATAACGGATTTGATGTCTACGCAGGTGAAGGTATTGATCAACAGGGTAACCCAATCGTTGTTGAAGATGGTCTAATCAGAATCAACATCAACCCTGTTAACGTAACTGTTAACCAAGGTCAGACTGCTACATTCACTGTTGTCGCTGACTTTGTAAGAGCGTCCGATAGTGCCCTAAATACTACTACACTCAACTATCAGTGGCAGAAGAAGGATTACGGCACAACTACTTGGACTAATATTATCGGTGGTAACCAATTAGCATATCCTACTGGATCCACAACACAACAAGATGATGGTGATGAATTTAGAGTTGCGATAACTGCAGCAGGTGCAACACCTGTTTATTCCTTCTCTGCTATCCTGTCTGTCCAGATTGGTAGCACAGTGATATCAAACTTCACTCCTGATCAGATCTTCGACGACGCATGACCGCTACAGCAACCTACAATTCTGGCACGAAAGTGATAGCCGTAACTGGTGATGGTCTTCCTGATCCAGTTAGTTACGGTACCTTTCCTAATCTCAATAACCCGAATGGTGTTACTGAGCAAGCGTTTTCACATTCGTTTACTTATCGTGGTGGAGAGTTTGGTATTGCTAGGACTTTCGATGATAACACATACTTCCAAAGTGGTTTTGTTATCTCTGTAAATATATCAACTAACGACAATGCCTTATTTGCTGCCCAAACTATTGCTCCTGGCGATCATCTCATGTTTGTCTTTAGTGACGGTAGGAAACAACGATTTATATTTAGAGGGACAACATTTACGTCCATTGCAGGAGAATGCTGGCTCGCCACAGACCAAAGATTAGATCTCATTGTTGCAGATTCACAAACAATACCAACAGGCACATACACATATTACGATCAAAGAAATGGACGTATAGAGACTCCTCTTGGATCTATTGGCATTGCTGCTAACGGTGTTGTATTCTTTAATCCTAGTGCAGGTAATGGAGGTAACCCTCCTGTTGGATTTAATTGGAATGCACATTATCCTAGCTCACCTGTAGATTTTGGTGATGACTCTTGTGGAGGACATCCAGAGTCAACAGGACAATACCATTATCATGATACTCATTTTATAGATTGTTGGAAGCAGAATTCTGCCATGGCAAACTATAACGATTACTATGGCAGCAGTCAGTTTAATGGTGACAACATGCGTCATCCTGATGGACATAGTAAAATTTTAGGATATTGTTTTGATGGATTTCCTGTTTACGGACCTTTCGGATATGATGTGCCGTTTACAGCGTCCCAAACAACTAGGTTTATGGGATCTAGTTATAGGACAAAAAATATTGAAACAGCAGGAAGACCTGATTATGGCACCACAGCACAAAACCCACCTGCAGGATCTTTGATACAGGACTGGGAATATATTGATGGTGTTGGGGATTTGGATATACACAACGGAAGATATTGTGTAACTCCTGAGTTTCCCGATGGGACTTATGCATATTTTATTTCTATTGATGCAACAGGTGAAGCAGCATATCCATATATGGTTGGCACATTAAGTAGAGAGAGTTTAAATGCTCCTGCTAATAATGGAGCAGCAGCACCTCCTGCACAAGGTGGTGATGACGGTGGAGCACCTCCTGTTACACCTACGTTACAAATTACTGCACAACCTCAAAGTGGCACAGCAGCAGTCAATACTACTGTTACATTCACAGTCCAAGCAAGCGTCTCTCCTATACCTGGTCCTATTTCATATCAGTGGTATAGATCAACTGACGGTGGATTTGCATACGCTGCAGTTACTGGAGCAACAAGTAACTCACTAGCATTTACTGCTTTGGGATACATGTCCAACTATAAGTATAAGGTTGAATTGAGAGGACCTTCACCCGCTAATAATGCAAGTAACTCACCTCTAATGTCTTCTGTTGCCACACTGTCTGTATCAGGACTTGGTGGTGGACAAGGTGATACTGACTTCTCATCCACTGCAGTGAAGTATGACAGCACAGCAGTTACATACGATGCTACCTAAATAACACTGTAGAAAACTACCTACCATGGCTAAGCAAAATTTATCAGTTGGATCTTCTGCGAATGACGGCACTGGTGATACTCTGCGTGATGGTGCTATTAAATTAAATAGCGTCATTGACGAGTTATACACCAACCTAGGAAACGATACCAATTTACAAGTTAATATCGGAGCACCTGTTAACGATCAGGTACTGCGATGGACTGGCACAGCTTTTACTGAATCACATCTAGATTCATTAAGTGCTGACCTTAATGTTAAAGCATTTAAAATTATTTCTGAGAGTGCAGGAAATATCGTTATTGAGCCAGATACAACAGGAGATATTCAATTTAAGGCAGGTAGTCAGGGATCAGCAAAGGCATATGTAGATGGTGCAGATGGATATTTTAAATGGACGGCTCCTTATGCATTATTGAGCGATCTTCCTGATGTTACTGCACATCACGGTATGCTTGCACATGTGCATGACACAGGAAAGGCATATTTTGCACACGCTAGTTGGATACAACTTCTTGATGTCACTGATGG